GCTTAATTATGGCTGTTAATTTTGCTAAGCGTTCCGGTGTCGGGAGGGGGTCAGGTTGTGATCGCTCTCGTGGCATTGAAACTGACGACTCGTTCGTTGATGTATTGAAGGGTAAATCTAAATGGGTGTCGAAGGAGCCCGATAGAAAGTTTTTAAACGTACCCGTTGGTGCAAGTGGTGGGGTTGGGTCCGGCATGTTTTGTCCGGCTGACCCTGTTGTTGCTCCAAGTCCTTTGTTTAGACCTATTAAATTTGTTAAAGAATCAGTTCCGTTGGCCGATGAGGGTCACGGACCAGGGTTTGCCTGGCAGAAACATTATGACAATCAGGGTGTGCATTTTGATAGCATAGCTGATGTGTCGTATGGTCAGACTGATTATGATTTAGAGAACCGTGAGGAATGTGCACTTATTGAGGCAGATGAGCAGAAAAATCTGGATTTTTTGAAAGCAGATTCGGTTATGCTTGATGAGTTGGTCGATGAAGATGAATTAATGACCAACTCTTTTGCCTTTGGCACTAAGGCGGATTCCGTGTTGGCGAATGCGGAACCTGCTGTTGGGGAGTATAAGTTTGGTGAAGATGAAGAGTTCCATGAAGAATTTTTGCCAACCTCTCCTCTTGGGGGTGGTTTCGCTGATTGTGAAGCCTGGTCGTATAATGTTGAAGATGAAATTACTCAAGACGACTGGAATGCTATGACAGTGACAGAGTACGAGGTCTGTACTAATTTGGATGACGTGTGTGGGTTCTGTGAAGCTATAGGCATCAAGAACACCAACAGGTCGTGTACAACGCATATGCGGTGTATAAACTGTTATGGCTTTTATGGTTATCCATACCCTCAATTTCTGCGGTGTTCGTGTGAAGAAATCGAATTTTCTACCGAAGAGCGGTGTCAGAAATGTTACGCTGCTATTGTGGATGGTAAGTGTTTTAAGAATTGTGCCGTTAATTCGGTTGCGGTTCTTGCAAACCTTGTTGTCCCAAACAAAGAAAAATTATTAGGAGCCTGTAGGCTCTATTCTTTGGGTCGTTGCACTTACAATCCTTGTAAGTTTGTGCATGAAGGTAGTAATTCCAATAAGCAGGGAGGTTTTCAAGGTAAGAAGGAGAAGAAAGTGGAAAAGAAAGAAAAAATAAACCTCAAGTATGGTAGTGGTGCCCGGGCGGAAGGGTACGCTATCGGAAAAGATGAAAAATATCCTTTGCCCTCTTTGTGGTATTGTGGCAAATGTTCCCGAGGGAATAGTTTGACAGTCGCTGAGTGCGGCTATTGCCACTTGAAAGTTCCTTTGGGTGCTGAACTTATTGCAGCGGGGTTACCGGTTAGTTCTGGTTCCATTGATCTGTTGCAGTCTTGTTCTCCACCCTCCTCAGGTGATGAGAAAAAAGAAACTAGCGTGCTGATGGCCGGTTTAGTCCGGGATTTTCATAATTTAAACTTTCAGTACGTGACCACGAAAGACCCGGGTCACGTGAATACGGGCTTAATTGCTTGGTTTCTCGAAAAACTGGGTTTCCAATTGTATGTGAAAGTTCATTCTACTTTCATACGTCCCGTAGAAAGCGTCGCAGAAGATCTCCGTACGACGTTTGCTAAGGCCGTTAAATTGGAACATAAGGATCCACTTATTGTGGTTGCTCGGTTGAAAGAGCGTGTTGGTATTAGGTGTTTTGGGCGTGAATGGTACCTATGGGTGCCTGGATTTACATTTAATGCTGAGATGCTTTTGTCCTATGAAGGCTATAGCCAAATTGTTCAGGGACCTACTTTGAGCATTATTGCTACTTATTTGACTAATTATATGACGTCGTTTCGCAGTGATCGAACCCTGGCGAGTATCGCCCTTAATCGGTTTGATACCGCTGAGATTCGGCATTGTACATCATTTTTGGCAGCTAAGAAGATTGAACATATTCGTAGTCTTTTTAAGGGTTCGGATCATCCTCATAACCCTTTAAACTCCGACGGTTCAAGTACGGTTACTTCGTCGACGAGGTTGCTTGCCCCGAATTGGAAGGCCCACGTCACGATGTTAAGTTTTCGAACGTTAAAAATATCCGTACGTATCGCCGCGTTATGCGGTTTTCTATGGGCTGCCATGTCTTGGGTGCGTCGTATCCTCAACCAGACTCAGATAATGCACTCAATGTTGCTGCGGCCGTTAGTGCTCGGACTGGGCGGAATTTACCGACACGTAATGTTCATCGTTGTGCGCGCTTTAAGGCGTTTGTTAAACGGTGGCTTGTCGAAAATCTCCAACCTTTAAATCCGAGTGCTGATATTTCGTTTGAAACGTGGTTGGCTCAAACGAAATATACTCGATATAAGAAAGCCGCGCTGACCAAAATGTACAATGATGGCTATCTCCGAGGTGATGATGATTTTGCTCGTTTCAATAATTTTTGTAAATGTTTTATTAAGAATGAGGCTTACCCCATATATAAGTTTCCCCGAGGCATTTATGCGCGTAAGGATGACTTTAAAATGCGTGTGGGTCCCATTTTTAAATTGATCGAGAAGGAATTATTTAACTTACCTTATTTTGTTAAGTATATACCTGTTGATGAGAGAGCCAAATATATCCATGAGCTGTTTGGTGATTGCCCTGCTGTTATTGGTAGCCCTTACGAGTTTATTCGTCGTTATATGGCTACCGATTTTACGGCTTTTGAGGCTTCCTTTACGGCTGATGTTATGAATGATTGTGAAATGCAGTTGTATGAATTTATGGTGCAATTTTTGCCGGAAGGCGAGAGGTTTATGAGATTGTTGCGTCAAGTTCTACTCCTAGAGAATGATTGCCGGTTTCGAAATGTTATGGTTAAGATGCAGGCTGGGCGTATGTCAGGTGAAATGAATACGTCCCTTGGCAATGGATTTACAAATTTAATGTTAATGTTGTTTGCCATGTCTGAATTTAACTGTGAGCATGCGGTGTGCCTTATTGAAGGTGATGATGGCATTGCTGCTTATACTGGTCCCTTGATTCCTGACGCTTTTTATGAGCAGTTGGGTTTTACCATTAAGATTATTTATCATAGTACTTTGAATACTGCAAGTTTTTGCGGGCAAGTGTTTGATTTTGAGACATATACTATTGTTGCGGATCCCATTAAAGTTTTGTTAAATTTTTCGTGGGCTCATCCTCAGTATATGAATTGTCGTCCTAAAAAGATTATGGGGCTTTTGCGTTGCAAGGCTCTTAGTCTTTTGTACCAGTATCCTGGTTGTCCCGTTTTACAGTCTTTTGCGGTTGCGGTTCTCCGTTTAACCAAGGAAGTGTTGTGTGTGCGGGATTTGACTTTGGATGCTTGGCATCGCGATATTCAGTCTACGGCTATTGACCGAGATTATCGTCACTTGTTGCACACTCGAAAAGTGGCACTTAGTACTCGACAGGTTATGGCGGATGTGTTTCGCATTTCTGTCATTGATCAGATTATTTTGGAAAACTACTTTACCTCTTTAACTAAGGTTGAACCGCTGTGGCACCCCGTTTTGTTAACTTACATAGCTGATGTATGTTTTGATTTTGATCGACATTACACTACGGATCGGGAACATTTAAATTTAGATTATTGTGTTTATGGTGCCATAAGTGATTCTTTGCAAGCTTTGATTAATGTCATCGAAAACGAAGAAAGGTAAAGGTAAAGGTCGGGGGATGAAGTCCAAGGGTGCGACTATCCCACCTAAAGCTATGAAGCGCGTCGCTAAGCAGATGAAACGGGGGGCGAAAAAAGGTTTTAACTCCGTTAATTTTGGTGGCGATGTTGGTTCGTTGTTTGGGCCTGTTGGTCGCAAACTTGGCATGCACGCTGGACGTATGTTCCGTGCTATTACTGGCATTGGTGATTACAAGATTGGAAAAAATTCTGTCTTGAAAACTGACTCTTTGCCGCAATTTTTGAATGGCCGGCGTGGCACGATTATTGCGCATCGAGAATACTTGGGGGATGTTATTACGTCGCCTACTGCGGCGTTGTTTAAAATTACAACGTTCCCCATACAACCTGCGCTCCTCGGTACTTTTCCATGGCTAGCCAACATAGCGGAAAATTACGATGAGTATACTATCGAAGGGATGGTTTTTGAGTTCAAGTCGAACTCTTCTAATGCGTTGAACTCTATTAATACGGCGTTGGGTACCGTTATTATGACTACGCAATACAATGTTTTGGCTCCACCGTTTACTAATAAGTTACAAATGGAGCAGTATGAGTTCACGTGTACAGCGAAGCCCTCAGTGAGCTTCCTGCACCCCATCGAGTGTGCCCGTATTGAAACGCCTACTTCTGTTCTTTCAACTCGGAACGGATCGGCGCCTGGAGATTTAAGGCTGTATGATTGGGGCAATTTTAATATTGCAACAGTTGGTCAGCAGGGCACTTCTGTTAATATTGGAGAGTTATGGGTTACTTATGACATCAAATTGATGAAGCCAAAGCAAGGCGCTATTGTTGATGTTCAGGACCACTATAAGACGTTAGATCCTGCTCTTTTGGGCACAATTCGTCAAGGTGGTCCTTCGTATTTTGGCATTGTGGGCTCTGAACCCACTTTGTCTACTACCTCTGATTTGGGTACTTTCCTTTCGGCGAGCCCTCTTAATGGTACTAATTTGGATACAATTAACTTTCCTAGTACTTATTATGGTAATGTTAGCATTACAATTTGTTGGTATGTTATACCTGTTGTAACCCTTGGTTCCGTTCCCAACTTGCCTGTGACTTACACTTACAATGTGGCTGGTGGTTTAGCTACCCCCCTCAATATTGTTAGTGTGGGCTATAATAATTTGTTGGGTCCTACTGGGACCACTATGGTTGAAAACACGCAGAATGGAGCTTCGCTCGTTCTGTATCTAAACATTGCGGGTGGTGGGTCTGTCACTTTACATGGTGGCACTACTACCCCTACTTTACAAGGACTTGATATATTTGTCGTCGCGTTACCAACACCAATTAATTAAATGGTCCACCTTATTGATTAATAAATAATAAAATTTGAGATTAAACATAAATTTTCTTGAATTTTGTCAATTACTTATGGGGTCTGTCTCTTTTTGGGGGTTTTAATCCCTGGCATGGCTCTATTTGTAGGGTGTATCACGTATTATATGCGGTATAAATTGTTCATTGGCGGTAACTGAAGAGTGTTCTGGGTTTGTTACTCGGTCTCTTCTTTGATTTTTTCGGGCTAGCGTCCGAAGATCTTAGC